GGACGGGAGCAGTGGGTCACGAGTCCGGTTCCCTCGGGGCCCCCTGCTCTCGTCCCCCGACAACCGTCCACCCCCTAGAAGGAGACAGGCCGCATGGCTGGCAAGAGCGACACCTTGGAGAACGCCCTGCTCGACGAGGTGTTGGGCGCGACCAACTACACGGCAGCGGGCACCGTCTACATCGCCCTCTACACCGCTGCCCCGTCGGACTCCGGGGGTGGCACTGAGGTGGCCGGCAACGGGTACGCCCGGGTCGCGCTGACCAACAACTCGACGAACTGGCCGAACGCCAGCGGCGGGGCAAAGGCGAACGGAGTGGCGATCACCTTCCCGGCAGCGTCCGGTGGGAACTGGGGCACGGTCACCCACTTCGGGATTCATAGCCACATCACGAACGACGCGCTGCTGTACTGGGGCGCGGTCAGCCCGAACAAGGCTGTCAACGACGGGGATACCGCCTCGTTCGCCATCGGAGATCTCGACGTCACCGAGGACTAAGGGGTGCCGCGACGCGCCGGCGTTCTCGTCGACACGACCGTTGCGGCCCAGTTCAACGGGGCCGGGACGAGCTACACGATCCGGACGCCGGGTGGGGTCTGGTATCTCGTCTATGTGAACGTGGCGAGCGACGTCGTGTTCTGCAAGTCGGACGACAACGGGATCTCGTGGTCCGACCCGGTGACCGTGTTCACCGGCACGGTGACCGCGCTGGCGATCTGGTACGACCGTTGGACCGGGATCGCCGCGGGTCTGATTCACTGTGCGTATCAGGAGTCCGCCACCGACGACACCCTGTACCGCACGATCAACACCGAGTCGTCCGACGCGCTCTCGACCCAGACCACGATCTTCCTCGGGGCGAGCACGGCTGGCGGTGGGCACCTGTCGATCACGCGAGCGGTCGGCGGGAACGTCTACTGCAAGACGGTGATCGACGCCGGCACCGAGGGCGGGTTCTTCCGGCTGCCGAACGCGAACGTCCCGAACGGGGCGTGGGACGCCGCACGGACGGTGGACGAGGCGATCGCCACGACCGACCAGATGATCCTGCTGCCGGACCTGACCGCGGCCGACACGCAGGACTGCATGGCGATCTTCTGGGACGCGAGCGCCAACGAGATCAGCCGCAAGCTGTACGACGACAGCGGCAACTCGTGGGCCGAGACGAGCATCGCGACGAGCATGACCGACTCGGTGGCGACGACCGCGTTCCCGCACTTCGACGCGGCCACCGACCTGACGAACAGTCAGATCGTGCTGGTGGCGTGGAGCAACGTCGACACGGCGTCCTCCCGGCTCCGGGCATGGACCGTGACGGCCTCGGCGATCACCGCGCTCACCGACGTCGTGTCCAGTTCGACCGACGATCAGGGCATGGCCGCGATCGCGATCAACGAGGACAACGCGAACAACTGGTGGGTGTTCTACGGCGGGAAGACCGACGGCTCGGAGACGTTCCAGTCGGCGCTGAACATCTGGTGCAAGGGCACGATGGACGCCGGCTCGACGTGGGGCCCGGAGACCCAGATCACCGGCTCGGTGAAGAACCTGCGCCAGATCCTCGCCTCGCCCCGAGCGCCTGATGGACGGTGGGGCGTGATGTACTACAGCGACATCACGGTCGACCAGATCATCTTCATCGCTACGCTGTCCCAGCCCGAAACGATCTACGTCGCAGGAGTCGTCTGATGGCTGCCCCGTACAACCCGCCGAAGAAGAACGAGGAGTTCAAGCTCCGAGTCGCGCTCGGTGACTTCGCGAACCCGGGGAACTTCAAGTCGAACCCGACCATCGCGTCCGGTGACTGGAAGGTCGACAAGGATGGCGGTGGGCTGACCAACCTCGCGACCCAGCCGACGGTGAGCCCGGCGAGCTCTGTGCTGGTCCTGCTCGAGCTGTCTGCGTCCGAGATGAACGCCGACGTGGTGACGATCGTAGGCGTCGACCAGACCAGCCCGAAGGAGTGGTCGGACTTCGTGATGTCGATCCCGACCACCTAGGGTCATGCGCTACCGGGCGTTCTTTGGGTCAGGCTCGGGCGGTCCGGTTGCGCTGGTCGGTTCTTCTGCTGGCGTCGCGACGGCGACGGCGGGGCTGACCCGGACCATCGGGCTCAAGGGAACGACGGCTGGCGTCGCCACCGCGAGTGCCAGCCTGAGTCGGGCGCTCAAGCTCACGAGCACCACCGCCGGGGTTGCCACTGCAGCAGCCGGCCCACTCGCTATCAGCCGACCGTTGGTCGGATCCACCGCCGGCAGCTCGACGGCTGCCGCCGGGCCCCTCGCCATCTTCAAGGCCCTGATTGCTACGACCGCTGGGGTGGGGACGGCGAGCGGATCGATCCGGATCGCCGTCGCCCTGCGTTCCACGGTGGCGGGAGTCGGGGTGGCGCTGGCTCGTCTCTCTGGCTCCGTGCCCCTGAGCGGCTCGTCAGCCGGCTCTGGGGCGGCGACTGCCTTCGGACGTATCGCGGTAGCCCTGCGGGGCACCTCGGCCGGCACCGGGGCTGCGGTGGCCGATCTGTCTGGGAGCGTCCCGCTGGTCGGGAGCAGTGCGGGCGTGGCGTCGGCGGTCGGGTTCGTCCGTCGCGCTGTCCCCCTGTCGGCATCCAGTGCTGGCGTCACGGTCGCCACCGGCATCCTCGCCGCCGCGGGTCAGGTCGCCCTCTCGGGCAGCTCGTCGGGCACGAGCACGAGCACGGGCCTCTTGCGTCGGGCGGTCCCGCTGGCAGCGACCAGCTCGGGGACCTCGACCGCCGTGGCCGATCTCTCGGGGGCGGTGCCGCTGCACGGAGCAGTCGCCGGCGTCGGGAGCAGTGCCGGGTTCATCCGCAGCCAGCTTCCGCTGCATGGCACGAGCGATGGGCAGACACAGGCCCTCGCCGCCATGCGATTGTTCCTTCATCTGCATGGGGCCAGCGATGGCATCAGTCTGGCGACGGGCCGACTGAGCGACCAAGGTCGAGGCCGGGGTGACGCGGTTGTCCGGCTGGCCGGGTCGTCGGGAGCCCGCGTCCGAGTCGGCAACACCACGAGGGGCATCGGATCTTCCGGAGCCCGTGATCGCGGATCAACAGGAGCGAGATGAGTGGCAACCTTCACCGAAGCTGACGCCGTCACCTATGTCTGGCGAGTCCTGCGCGATCTGGGAGACACCGCCACCGAGCAGCTCCTGACCGACACCGAGGTCACCGCGTTCCTCCGGGTGGCCGAGCGTCGCTACAGCATCGACGTTCCCCGGTCAGTGGTGAAGGACGTCACGGCCGATGGAACGATGCTGTCCCCGATGCCGACCGGCTGGGAGGTTGGGTTCAGCTCGATGCGCTCGATCGAGTACCCGATCAGCGAGCAGCCGCCATCCCTCATCGATGACCGCCGGGTGCGGGTCTATCTCCAGACCGATGGGACCGAGAAGATCCTCTGGCTGTACGACCAGCCGGCCAACCTCCAGCTCTTCCGGGTCTCGTTCACCGCGAGCTCGGTGGTCGCCGCCGCGGCCATCAACACGACCGTCCCTGACCGGCACTTCTATGCCGTCGGGGATCTCACCGCCTCGATCAGCGCGGATGCCATCGCCGGCAAGTACGCGCAGGCCACTGACCCGATCCTGAACAGCGAGGTCACCTCCTACCGGTCCAAGCCGCAGGAGTGGCGCGACATCGCCAAGCGATACGAGGACCGCTACCGAGAAGCCGTCGGCCTCGGAGTCGCGGGCGAAGGTCCGCGAGGCGGAGTCTCCGGGGCCGCCGGCCCACGACCGGCCAGCCAGATTGCGAACTGGGACTTCGTGCCCTCGGGCCGGAGCGACTGGCTGTTCCATCGCCGGGCTACCCGGTGAGCCGAGCGGTCCTCGAGGTCACCATCCACATGGGGGCGCTGCCGCTGGCGATCCGCAACGAGCTGAAGAAGCCGGCCATGGTGGCGACCATGCAGCGCCACGCGATCGCGCAGGCTGCGCCGTACGTCCAGTACGAGCTCGTCAACGCGACCCCGGTGGGGGCCACCGCCCTGCTTCGTCAGTCGACCCAGCTCATCCTGTCTCCGTTGGGCACGACGGGGTTCGTCGGGCCGGTCGGCTCGCCGTCCCTGTACGCCGGGTTCGTGGTGAGCGGCACGGCTCCGCACTTCCCGCCGATCGACGCCATCGCCTACTGGGCGTCGCGAGTCCTCGGCTACGTCATGGGCTCGCCGGAGAACCGTCGGGCGGCGTTCGCCATCGCCCATGCCATCGCGATCCGGGGCACCCGGCCGAACGAGTACGTCCGCCGGGCGGCTGACAAGGCCCAGCCGAGAGTCACCGTGCTGATGCAGCGGGGCATCTCCCAAGTCATCGAGGCCATCCAGTGAGCATCATCTCGAACCAAGCTGCTGCGCTCGCGGCCATCGTCGGAGCGGTCACCAACGTGGGGGTCGTCCTCGACCATCAGCCGTACCCGATGAAGGACTGGGCGGGGTTCGTGAAGACCCTGACCGCAGACATCGCGCCGATTGGCCCGCACGTTCGGGCATGGACGGTCCAGTTCATCGCCGAGGAGCGGAAGCCGCGGAACATCGCCGCGATGTCGACCAAGGTCATGCGCGAGTCGACGTGGCTGGTCCGCGGCCACCTCACGATCAACGAGGGCACGACCGACGTGATCTTCCGCGACTTGATCGAGGCGGTCATGGACGCGATCGACGCCAAGCGGTCCCTCAGCGGGACCATGCAGGATCATGATCCATGCGACGTCACCCTCCCGGCTGACGGGGCTCCGGTGGCCCTCGGAGACATGGTCGTCCACTACTGCGAGATCCGGTTCACCGGCTGGATCGAAGTCACCATTCAGGCGACCTAGGAGGAATCCATGGCGAAGCCCAAGGCTCCCACCAAGCCCGGCTGTCTCGAGTACATCGGCGACGGGGAGCACTACATCATCGGCGTCCCGACCTCGGATCTCCACGACGTGGAGCCGGGCGAGGCGGAGCGACTGATCGACTCGGGGCTGTACGCTCCGAAGAAGTCCTGCGACCACGAGGCAGTGGCGGCCGAGCTGGCTGCCCTCAAGCCCCCGGTCGAGGAGTCTGCACCGGCGGATGACGCCGAGCCATCGGAACCGGACCAGCTCGAGGACGACTCGGGCGACAACACAGGAGACGATGACTGATGTCCATCGGCGTCAAGGTCGGCCGCGAGTCGGTCACCCACGGGACTCTTGCCGGCTCGCTGGCCTCGATGGCCGCCGGGTTCAAGTCGGTCCACAAGCAGAAGAACATGTCGCCCGAGGAGGGACGGAACGGGCAGGACGTCAACTTCTCGACGATGACCGGCATCCGCTGGGAGGAGTGGTCGGTCGACGAGTCGTACATCTACCACGATACGTTCGGTCTCTGGCTGGACAGCGCGTTCGCGCTGGCGACGTCGTCGATCGTGGACACGATCCGGGACAACACCTTCAAGCTCGGCGTGGACCCAGCGTCCCTGTCGCTCCAGTTCGATCAGCCGCGGCGTTCGGTGCAGGGCTTCCAAGTCCTCAATGCGAACGTCGACCGGATGACGATCAACTTCGACATTCAGGGCCAGCTCTCCTACACCCTCGCTGGTGTCGGGAAGGCCCGGACCACGATTGGGGCCCCGAGCTTCAGCTTCAGCACGACCCGACCGATCCCGGTCTGGTCGGGGCAGGTCAGCTTCGAGGGCGTGGCCCTCACCTACGCCGACCTGCTGAAGGGGTCGATCACGATCACCCGCAACCGGAAGCCGTTCCACACCATCAGCAACTCGCAGGACATCACCAAGGTGTCGATCGGGACGCGGATGGTCGAGTGGGACCTGACCCTCGACTTCGACTCGCTCGACGAGTACAACGACTTCAAGAACAACACCACGGACGCGCTCACGATCCTGTGGAAGGATCTGTCGACGACCATCGGTGGATCGTCCAACCCCGAGTTTGAGATCAAGCTCGGCACGGTCATGTTCGAGGAAGCGGTCGAGGACACCGACAGTGACCTGCCCTCGATCAACGTCAAGGGCAAGGCCCTGTACAACTCGAGCGATGCCAGCCTCGCCGTGGCGCGGTTGAAGAGCACCGTCGACTACGCGACCTTCGTCGGCTAGCTGCTGACCGGTCCCGTTCTATACCCCCCTCTCTCGGGCCGTCCCCCCGCCCGAGAGAGGGGGTTTCTCCATGCCTCGGGGGCCACCACAAGGAGCCGGATCAATGGGATCAGGAACATTCCGCTCGGCAGAGGTCCGTCGTCGAGACGACATCGGGATCTTCACCGAGGGTCTCGCCGAGGGCGAGCAGATCATCTTCTGGAAGCGGCTGCCGCACTCGGCGGTCACGCGCATGACGTCCGAGGCGACCTCGGTGAAGATGGACCGCCGGGGTCGGGTCGAGGACTTCAAGTTTGACGTCGGCCGGTCGGCCCGGATCAGGGTCATCGAGGGCATCGTCGACTGGACCCTGTTCGACGAGAACGGCAAGCCGGTGATCTGGGACCGCCAGAACGCCGACGCCCTGCTCGATGGCCTCCGTCCCGAGCTGCTCAACGAGCTGTCGAAGCTGGTTGGGGCCGACGACGAGAACCTGTCGGATGCTGCTGACCCGGCGGAGGCGAACGGTGAGACCAAGGGGGAAGACTTCGCCGCGAGCTCACTGCTGCCCTAGAGGGCGAGTTCGCGGCGGTCCCTGACTGGGTCAGGGACGTGATCCTGTGCGAGACCATGGGCTGGACGTATGACGAGCTGCAGGCTACGCCCCACTGGTTTGTGGAGCGGGCCCAGCTCTTCTTCGACGTCCGGGCCAAGTGGCGATCGAAGGAGTGAGCGTTGGCCCGTCGAGAAGAAGTCGGCATCGATATGGTCGCGAAGGATCTCGCCACGCGTGAGATCCAGTCGGTTGGTCGTTCCCTCGAAGGGATGACCCGCAACGCCGAGAGCGCGAACAAGTCGATGGGCTTCCTCGGCAACGCAATCACCGGTGTCTTCCAAGGACTCGGCCAGCAGATCTTCCAGAAGATGCAGCAGGGCCTCGCCATGCTCGGGGATATGGCGATCGGGTTCAACGCGAAGATGGAGCAGGCCCGCATCGGGTTCACGACGATGTTGGGCTCGGCCCAGAAGGCCGAGAAGTTCATCGACGAGCTGCTCGACTTCAGCAAGGCCACGCCGTTCCAGTTCGAGGGTCTCCAGAAGAGCGCGAACCTCATCATGGCGATGGGCTTCGAGGCGAAGGAGGTCATCCCGCTGCTGACCGCCGCCGGCGATGCGGTCGCGGCCCTCGGTGCCGGCGAAGACGCCGTCTTCCGAGTGGTCTACGCCCTCGGCCAGATGCGGGCCGCGGGCCGGGTGACTGGGCAGGACATGATGCAGCTCGCCTCGATCGGTATCCCGGCGTGGAAGATGCTCGCCGACTCGATGGGGCTGACCGTGCAGCAGGCGAAGCTCATGGCCGAGCAGGGCAAGATCGATGCCGAGACCGCGATCAAGGCGATCACCACCGCGATCGAGGAAGGGAACATGGGCGGAATGATGGCCGCCCAGTCCCAGACCTTCGAGGGCGCGATGTCGACGGTCAAGGACAGCGTCACGATTCTCATCAGCTCGGCGTTCAAGCCGTTCTTCGATGTCATCTCGGCTGGGACGCTGGCGATGGCGAACTTCCTGTCGACCGAGAAGGTCACGCGGTTCACGGCCCAGACGGCCCGAGCCATGACCGAGCTCGCGGAGTCGATTGGCGACGTCCTGAGCATGATGATGCCGCTGGTCGAGATCTGGCTTGAGAACATCGAGTACATCCTGCCCGCCCTGATTCTGCTGATCTCGGTCCAGCTCACCAAGGCGATGATCGCGTTCGCGTCCTCGGCGAAGGGCGCGGCGCTGGCGATGATGGGGATCAAGGTCGCTGCGGTGGCTGCGATCCCATTCATCGGCGAGATCGTCGACGGCTTCAACCAGATGGCGCTCGAGGCGCACCGGGGCGGGCAGTTCACTCGCGCCGAGATGCTGGCGGTGGCCGAGGTGGCTCGCCGGGCGAACTCGCCGGTCGTGAGCTGGACGATGACCTTCGATACCCTTAGCGGGGTCGCGGAGGAGCTCGGCATGACCCTCGAGCAGCTCTCGGAACAGATCGTTGAGGTGGCCGATCGGACGGGGATGTCCTCGGACGAGGCGTTGTACTACATCCGGAACCTCGAAAGCGGGATGGGCAGCCTGTCGCTCGCCAGCGAAGAGGCTCTCGAGGCGTGGCGGGAGAGCTTCGCGCACGAGACCGAAGAGGTCACCTTCCTGCTGAAGACCTTCACCGAGACCCTGCCTGAGTACATGGTGCAGCCGATCACCGAGATCATGGAGCAGGTTCGCACCCTCCCCAACGGCATGGCCCTGACCCTCGCCGACGGGACCACGATGTTCGGGGCCAGCGCCGAGGCCCTCGCCCGTCAGCTCCCGAAGAAGATGGAAGAGGCCCGACTGGCTGCGATCATGGAAGCCCGGCGTGTGCCGATGGAGCTGGGCGGGGCGATCCTCGCCACCATCGACGACTGGGACGAGGCGATCACCGCCATCGGGGAGGCGTGGCAGATCGGTCTCACCCGGCAGGCCATGGAGGCCAACGCCATGGGCTATCTGCTCAGTCAGGGCCTGATCGATGGCCTGAACTCCAACGCCCCGGCAGTCGAAGCGGCGGTCCTCGAGACGATGACCGACTCGTTGGCGACGCTCCAGTCGCTTCACCCCGACTGGTTCACTGAAGGCGGGGCCATCCCGGACAACATCATTCAGGGCATGTTGCCGGGGCTCCGTGAGGCGGCCGAGCTGGGCGATCAGAACGCGATCGACATCATCGCCAAGTACGACGCTCACCACGCCGCGATGGCGGCGGCTGGAGCTCGGGTGGGCCACGGCCTGTACGAGGGTCTGGACCCGGCGCTGGTCAGTGATGCGCCGAAGATCGAGACCTCGGTCACCAACGCTCTGCACATCCCGCTGCCGTTGGCCTCGTCATGGGGCAAGGCCATCACCGACGCGTGGATGACCGGCATGATCGGGGGGATCAGCGGCAAGATGTACGCCCTCCAGATGATGATGGGCTCCCTGAAGAAGGTCATGGAGGGCAGCTCGCCACCGCCCGAGGGCCCCCTGAAGAACGTCGACGAGGGCGGGTTCAACATCGGCGTGGCGTGGATGGAGGGCATCATCAAGGGCATCGGCCAGACGGCCGGCGGAATGGACCGGGCGATGGGTCACCTGATGCCGTCCGAGATCCCGTCGCCGTCCATGGCCGGGGGCGGGATCGGCGCGGGTGGAACCTTTGGTGGCGGCGGCTCCCCGATGGTCACGATCAACAACTACTACGGGGCCGACTCGGTGCGGACCGAGCAGGACATCTCCGAGATCAGCCGGCAGACCGCGGAGCGGGTCCGGCTGCTTGGGGTCGGGCTGGCGCAGGGGCAAGTGGGGGCCATCAGCTAGGTGGCCGTCGTCGTCACCATCAATGCCGTCGATCGGACGGCGTATGTCCAGCTTCAGAACGGGAAGATCGAGAAGCAGGCCAACCGGCTGAACGGGATCTTCACCTTCCACTTCCTCGACGAATCGCGGCTGACCGGGGCGACGCCGATCGCCCTCCGCGAGCGGCAGGAGGTCATCGTCACCGACGGTGGCGTGAAGGTCTTCGGCGGCCAGATCGCGACCCTCAAGCCGAAGATCAACGGGCTGTCGATCGACTATCTGGTGAAGTGCCAGTCGTTCGACTCGCTCCTCGATCACCGGGTCATCGAGACCCTCGTTCGGTCCGGGTCGCGGTCCGACGCGAGCGACGTGCAGGCCATCGCCGCCTACCACTCCGCCCTCGAGTCGGCGACGTTCGTGTCGACCACCGAGACGGTGACGTGGGACATCGACTATTCCGGCCTGAGCCTCCGACAGGCGCTCGACAAGCTGTCTCGCGAGGTCGGCGGCACGACCTACTGGGTCGACGACGACAAGAAGATCCACTGGGGCGACCCGCTCGCCACCCAGAAGATTCTGAACACCGGCTGGGACATCGACGCGGCGAGCTGGGCGCTTGATGGATCCGCGGTCCGGACGGCGGACGTGGGCCCGGGCGGCACGGGCGACTATGCGCTCATCACCACCGGCAACGGGTCTGGCCGGCACGAGTCGACCCAGACGGTCTCCGGCATCATCGCTGCCAAGCGGTACTTCTTCTTCGTCGACATGTGGCAGTCGGTCGCCGACAAGGCCGCGGTTCGGCTCGACTGGCAGAACAGCGGCTCGGTCTCTCAGCGGATCGATACCATCGATGGGACGGGGATGGGGACCAGCGCGTGGTTCCGGAAGAAGGCGGTCCTGATCGCACCGGCGACGGCGACCAAGGTCGTCGTCATGCTCGGCGGCGCGAACAACTTCACCGGCACCGTGCGCCATGACAACATGGCCCTCGCGCAGGAGACCGCCGGCTGGGGTGTCCACACCACCCCGGATGGCACGACGACCCACTCGGTCATCGGCTTTCAGCGGGCCACCGACGCGACCAAGCCCATCAACCGGCTGCTGTGTCGGGGGGACGGGATCACCGAGTGGCGGGAGTTTGCGAGCTCGATCGCCTACTACGGGGCCAAGTTCGAGGGCATCCTCAACGACGGGGACATGGCGACGGCGGCCGACATCGACCAGAAGGCGCTGACGGTCTTCCGGAAGTACGCCTTCCCTCGGCTGGGTGCGACCTACGAGACGACGTATGCCGGGCTCGATGCCGGGACGTGGCAGATCGTCGAGCACGAGGTGCTCGGGCTCCAGTCGATCGAGTGGATCGCCAAGCTGGACACGACCTTCCTCGGCAACAACAACGCCGTGTACGAGGTCACTCTCGGCGAGCCGGAGGACGACCTCGGGGCCATGATTGCCGCCCTGTCGGGGTCCTTCCAGCCCGGCTCTGACGTCGACCTGCCGCCACCTCCGGGGACCGACACCGTCGCTCCAGCGGTGCCGACTGGGCTGGACCTGACGACGGGCCAGACGATGGCCCCCGACGGCACCTTCCGCCCGTACCTGCTTGGGACGTGGAACGCCGTCGCCGACATCGACCTCGATGCCTACGAGTTCCAGTTCGACCGCGCCATCGATGGGGACGTGACCTTCTCGGTCAGCGCCTCGGGGACGGGTGGCTCACTGGCGGCAGGCGACTACCGGGTTCGGATCACTGGGCAGGGACTGGTCGGTGGCGAGACCCACACCGACGACGTCATCTTGCAGACGGTCAACGCCGGCCAGCGGCTGTTCGTGAACATCACCGCCAAGCCGGGGATCACGACCTACAAGGTCTATGCCAGCCGGCACGACGATCCGAAGTCCAACGCCCAGACGACCACCACCACCGGCTCGAACGTCGAGATCACGTCCGAGGGGGCCGGTGCGGTCGCGCCCACCTCGAGCACGGCAGTCAGCTTCCTGACCCCCACGACGTTCCGCAGCCGCCCGACGAGCTCCTACACCGAGGACGTCCTCGCCAACTGGTACTACGCCGGGCGGGTGCGGGCCATCGATGACAGCGGCAACGCGTCAGCGTTCACCGCGATCGACAGTGTGGTCGTCGCCAAGGACACCACGGCCCCGGCCATCCCGACGGGCCTGACCGCGATCTCCGGCTATCGGCTGGTGGGCCTGCGCTGGGCCCGCAACACCGAGTCGGACCTGTTCGCGTACGAGGTTCGCTACGCCCCCGAGTCGACTCCCGGCTCCGGGGTGCCGGACACCGCGCAGTGGACGACCGTTCGACCTGACAGCACGGCCTGCATCATCGACGGTCTCGACCCGGGGACTGCTGGCGGGGTCCTCATCAAGTACTTCTTCCAAGTCCGCGCCATCGATCGCTCAGGCAACGTCCGGACCAGCGCCGGTGATCCGACCGCCGTGGTGGCCTCCGACTCTCCCGAGGCAGGGTGGTCGAACATCACGCCCGACTGGGTCATCGCCTCGCCGCAGTACATCGGTGCGGCGGACGTCGCGTTCAACTCGGTCATCACCAACATCCTGAGCACCAACCACCTCGACGCGGCCACGATCACGACGGGGACCTTCAGCGTCGGTGGTCCCGGCAGCCCGCCGGTCATCGTGGTCTACAACGTGACCGGGCAGGAGATCGGCCGCTGGGATCTCAATGGGCTGGTCATCAAGGACCCGAACAACACCGGTCGCCAGATGCGGTTCGTGAACGGCGTCCTCCAGTTCACCAGCGACAAC